CTCTTCCGGGCGGCAATGGAGGAACTGGGTCAAGCAGTGCTGCTGGGGGAACTGGCGGCACAGGGGGGAATAACGGTAACTCTGGAACGAACGGCTCTGGCGGCGGTGGCGGCGGTGGTAGTGTGGCCGGAAACGGTGGCTCCGCTGGCGCTGGTGGCTCTGGGCTGCAATATGAAATAACAACTGGTGTTTTTGCTGGGCCGGGTGGCGGCGGCGGAGGTGGCGGCTCGTCTGGTGCTGCTGGTATAGGCGGTAACGGTGGTAATGCTGGTAGCTACGGTGGTGGCGGCGGCGCAGGTGGTCAAGCAGACACGGGCGGAACAACCGGTAATGGTGGTAGCGGCGCACAAGGCGCTATCATCATTGAGTATTATACTCAGTCCACCAAGACCTACGTCTTCACCACAACTGGCGCGTCAACGTGGACGGTTCCAGCGAACATCGACCCTAGCGTTCCCGCGGTCGTCACGGCTATTGGCGGCGGTGGTGGTGGTAAAGCGGCAACAACTGCTGCTGCTTCTGGTGCTGGCGGTGGCGGTGGTGGGTGGTCTCGGACAAGCGTATTACTAGCTGCAAGCGCCACAACTTATCTGAACATTGGCACTGGCGGGACAGGTGGCGCAACATCCGCCGCTAACGGCGGGGACGGTGGACAGACTTGGGTTAACGACGTTGCTAATTCGGCTCCAACCGTCAACACAGATGGCGCTCTTGCCAATGGCGGCACGGGCGGAACGTCTAATAACGGCGCTGGTGGTGGGTCAGTAACAGGCGCAATCGGCCTAACTCTTCGTGCTGGCGGTGCTTCTGGGATTGGTACCACAACCAACGGCACTCCGGGCGGTGGTGGCGGTGCGGCAGGAAGCAATAACGGAACAGGATTTGCAGGGGGCGGCGCGCAACTTGCAGCCGATGGTCGCGGTGGCGGTGGCGGTGGTACGGGCGGCATTGGCGCGAGTGGCAATACAGGCACGGGTGGCCTTAGTTTCACAGGCGGCGCTGGTGGCACGGCTGGCACAAGCGGCGGAACACCGACCGCTGGCGGTGCGGGAACAAACGGCGCTGGCGGTGGTGGTGGCGGCGGTAAAACCACGAACACAGGGACGGCTGGCGCTGGCGGCACTGGCGGTAATGGCACTGAAGATAACTATCAGTTCCTGAACAATTCCGCCTCAACTGGAACAGTTGGCTCTGGCGGTGGCGGCGGCGGAGGCGGTGGCTCCAATAACACTGGCACGACGGGTGGCCGTGGTGGAAACGGTGGTGCTTATGGCGGTGGTGGCGGCGGCGGTGGCTCTGGTGCTGGGACATTTGGGGCTGGCGGTAACGGTGGGCAAGGTCTTGTCATCGTCACCATTGCGCTGCTCGAACAGCCGCTTGTGCAGACATCGCGCTTTGACGATGCGGACACGTTTTACAGCCCGACTGTAACGCAATCCACTCCAGCGCAGAACCTTGCCCCTGCACGGTTTAATAACACCAATACGTTCTACGCGGCGACTGTCGGTCGTGGTGCGGTAAATCTTGCCCCTGCACGGTTTAATAATACCAACGTCTTCTACTCAGCAACGATTGGGCGCGGTGCGCGGAACCTTGCACCTGCGCTTTACACCAATACCAATGTCTTCTACTCAGCGGTAGTCACGCAAGGTAGCGGCGAGGTAAACCTCGCGCCACAGTTGCTGGTAAACGCCAACGTCTTCTACTCGGCCACGGTGACGGCGACCCGGACGCTTACCCCGGCGCTGTTCACCAACACCAACACCTTTTACTCTGCGACCGTTATTCGCGGTGCAGTTAACCTAACCCCTGCCCGGTACGACAATACCAACACCTTCTTCACCCCGCTGGTTGTTGTTATCCAGCTCGTAGAGCCTGACCTCTACACCAACACCAATAGCTTCTTCGCACCTGCGGTAACGACCCAGAAGACCCTGCACCCTGCGCGGCTCAACAACGTAAATGAGTTCTTCTCTGCTACGATAATACAAGAGCAGTTTGTTCAGCCTGACCGGCTGAATAACGTAAACCGGTTCTTCCGCCCCGCAGTCCGCAGCGGGTACACACTAACTGCGCCCCTGACGGTTAATATAAATGCGTTCTTCGGGCCTACGGTAACCAAGCTTAATACGCTTTTCCCAGCGCGGTTCGATAATAGCAATACGTTCTTCACGCCGGTCGTGGTGCCGCCAAATGCTACGCTTTCCCCAGCGCTGTTTACAAACACCAATATCTTCTATTCAGCGCGGGTAATCCCCGGCGCTATTAACCTCACGCCCGCACGCTATGAGAACATCAATACGTTCTTCACAGCGGATATATACCAGTTCTGGAACCTGCGTCCGCCGTTTCTTTTCAACCACAACACGTTTTTCCCGTTGGAGGTCTACCGTGGCGTCCCAACACCGAACTGGACCCCTGCTTCGATTGCTGGGAGTGATAATTACACAGGCGATATGGTTGTCGCTACACCGAACTTTATCAACGGCCCGCAGCCTCCAGCGCCGAGCTTTACTAAGGATAACCAGACCGCAGTGCCCGACTGGACACCCGGATAGAGACACCCTTGCTGATTTATGAGTAGTATGATATGGCCAATATACGTAGGTAGGACCAATTCTAATGACGACGACAGGTACTACGAGTTTTAATCTCGATCTTAATTCTCTCGTGGAAGAGGCTTTCGAGCGCTGCGGCGCTGAGCTTCGCACGGGCTATGATCTACGTACGGCACGGCGTAGCCTTAACTTGCTTACTATGGAGTGGGCTAACCGAGGTATTAACCTCTGGACAATCGACGAAGGCACAATCCCGCTGGTCCAAGGCATCGCTCAATATGGCTTGCCTGTAGATACGGTAGATATTCTTGACCATGTCGTGCGTACGGGGACTAGCCAAGGGCAGACAGACATTAACATTTCACGCATCAGCGTGGATACCTACTCGACAATACCAAACAAAAATGCGCAGGGACGCCCAATCCAACTATGGTATAATCGCCTTGGTGGTCAGACTGACCCAACCGGTGTGCAGTACCCTACAATTAACGTTTGGCCCGTGCCAGAACAGAGCAATTTCTACACCCTAGTAGTGTGGCGTTTGCGGCGCATTCAGGATACTGGGGATGGTGTAAGTACGCAGGACATCCCCTACCGCTTCCTCCCCTGCCTAGTCGCAGGGCTTGCATACCACCTCTCAAAGAAAGTCCCCGGCGCGCTAGAGCGCACAGGTATGCTAAAGGCTGAGTACGAGGAGTTGTGGCAGCAGGCTTCTGATGAGGACCGCGAGAAAGCGCCTTTGCGTATCGCCCCTCGTCAGTATTTCCGGTGACCTATGCCTAATCGGTTCGCTTCTGGTAAATGGGCAATCGCTCAATGCGACCGTTGCAACTTTCGCTACAAGCTTAAGGAGCTTAAGCGACTCGTCATCAAGACGAAGAACGTCAATATTCTCGTGTGCCCCACATGCTGGGAACCAGATCAGCCGCAGCTTCAGTTGGGTATGTACCCAGTAGATGACCCGCAGGCACTACGCGACCCCCGTCCCGACAATAGCTATTATCAGTCTGGACTAAATGCTAACGGTAATCCTAGTGACGGTAGCCGTGATATACAGTGGGGGTGGAACCCTGTGGGGCTAGATAATCCTTTGGGTTTATTTGGTCTTCCAAATACGCTATTAGGTAGTGGTCAAGTAGGGACCGTAACGATTGAGACGGAGAATTAGTGATGGATAAGAAAGATTTGAAGCAGGACAAGGCTACCGCAGCGAAGGCCGTGCACAAGCACGAGCGCGCAATGCACAAGGGTAAGCCTCTGACTAAGATGGCCAAGGGCGGCAAGACCAACGCACAGATGGGTGCAATGGGCCGTAACCTAGCCAAAATCGCCAACCAGAAGAAATCTTCGCGGGGTAAATAATATGGACTACAAACCAAAGACGGTGCCGATTGTGAAGAACAACTCTGGCTACCCTAACAACGTCCCTAACACTCAGACTGTGAAAACTCGCGGTACAGGTGCGGCGACTAAGGGCACGCATAGCAGCAAGAAGTTGGGCTAATGAATTACGCTGAACTGTTTGAGACAATCAAAGGGTACGTCGAAAACGACTTCCCCAACACCTCATGGACCGGCTCTGACGGCTCTAGCACGGTGACGTTGACGTCTACCGAACAGATTAACACGTTCATAGAAGAAGCTGAGCAGCGCATCTACAACACGGTCCAACTTTTGGACCTACGTAAGAATGTGACTGGAGCGCTGACATCGGGTAACAAGTACCTGTCGGTGCCATCTGATTGGCTTGCAAACTTTTCGCTGGCTGTGGTCGATACGGATGGCAACTACAAGTATCTACTTAACAAGGATGTAAACTTCATCCGCGAGTCGTTCCCTAACCCAAATACTACGGGTCTTCCGACCCATTACGCGTTCTTCGATGAGAACTCGTATATCCTTGGCCCCACGCCGGATGCGAACTATGCAGCCGAACTGCATTACTTCTACTACCCAGAATCCATCGTAACTGCTGGCACATCATGGCTTGGCGATAATTTTGATAGCGTACTACTTTACGGTTCCCTGTTAGAAGCGTATACGTTCATGAAGGGTGAGGCGGAAATTATCGCTAATTACCAGCAGCGTTGACCAGCGTGGTATTTGCGTTCGAGTTAGCAGACGGCGTGTTATTATAAATAAGAGCGCCGCGAGCCGTGACGGTCGCGTTGGTGAACGTAAGGTCTGAGAAGTCAGTGAAGCCCGTACCATTGGTAGCCGTCGAGTTAGTTGCGCCAACACCGAGACGCGTCAGCGTGCCCCCACCAGCGACGTAGTTCGTGCCGGTCACTTCGTTGGTAGCCGCGTAGGCTGTGGTGTTAGCGTTCAAATCGGCGGTTGACGTGTACATAGCCAACTTGAAAGTGTCGCCACCTGTTGCGCGAAAGTCGTGTACGGCGAGCATAAGTTCAGCTTTGAAACTAGTGCACATTGCTTGGGTAATTGGCATATTATAGCCTCCTTATATATCGAGTATAGCGGTTAGCTCTGGATGCCCCGCCTGTTTGAATTTACTTACCAGAGTTACGTTATGGGACCGAATTGCCTCGTACATATAAAACACAATTACTTTCCGGATATTTTCTCGGAAAGCTTCGGCCTGATCGCGGATAGCCGGATGTGTCTGGCTACCTACGTACATAATCTTATCTAAGGCGCGGTCAGCAATTTCCTCAGGCGTAAACCCACGGTTATCCGTGGTCATTACCATAACATTTCCAACTGCGTCTGATGCTGAACTAAACATATATTACCTCACTGGAATCCGAGCCTGTTGGGTTCGATACATATCTTGGCGGTTCTTACCTTCACCCAGTTCTTTAAGCAT